GAGAAGGGCGAACGTTGAACACGTAGGGGCGCAGGGTGTCATCAAGGATGCGGTTAATGCATTAGGCGGGAAAGACAGGAAAATGGCTCCGGGGATAGCTATGGGCGTACGCCCACCGGCTGGGATAAAGAAGGAAGATAGGATAGAAGCTACGCTATGCCCTATCGTTAATAGAAAGAAATTATATGTTAAAAAGCAGCACCAAGAATTGATAGATGAGATGTTCCATTTCCCAAAAGGAAAAAATGATGACCTTCTTGACGGGTTGTGGTATGGTGTAATCAACGCTCGATCACCGATGAGCAATAAGTTCGATGCTTCTGATTTTGAAGCAAATGTGGAAGAAAGAACACAAAAAAAGACTATAAAAAGATTAAGAAGTTGGATGACTGGACAAAGAATATGAAAATAATTAAAAAAACCCTTGACAAACTATGCTTTTTCGCTTATATTATAAGTATAAGATAATTTTGCAAAATCGGGAGAATTGATATCGCACATTCCACAGAGAATCCGGAATCAAAGAAGAACCAAGAATTATGGCGAAGATGGCGTGATGCAAGAACTGACTGGGACACGGAAGCCCGTGAAGCGGTAGACTTTGCACTTGGTAATCATTACACACAAGACGAATCGGAAGCGCTACAAGAAGTAGGCCAAGGTGATTTTGTTATTGATAGGGTATATGCTGCTGTCGATAAATTAAAATCATTGCTTACTTCTAAGAACCCAAAGTTTTCTGCTATTGGGCGTGAAGATTCAGACAATAAATTAGCTAATGTATGGAGAACTATTCTTGAATATGTATGGGACATTTCAGATGGCGATATGCAATTTAAGAATGCGGTTCACGATTATGCCGTATCAGGTCTTGGTTATTTTTATGTATATACCGACCCCGAATCAGATTTTGGCCGTGGCGACATAAAGTTCACATATGTAAATCCTTTTAGGATTTATGTAGACCCAGCGTCTCGTGATAGATATTTTGACGACTCTTCATCGATGATATTGTCAACTATACTAACAAGAGATCAATTACTTAATTTATATCCGCAATTACAAGAATTCATAGATGACATAGATAGCATGAATGACGAAGAAGACTATCCGTCTTCTGATAAAAAGAATTCTTCTATGTCGTTTACACCCGATGTCGTAAAAGATAATGACCGTGGCGGCTTTGAGAGATATCGGATATTGGAAAGATTTGAAAAGGTTAAAGTACCTTTTTATCGTTTATTCAATAAGCAGAATGGTGAAGAAAAGGTTGTTAGCTTAGATGAATACGAACAAGTTTTAGAACAAAATTCACACCTTATCGAATCGGGGTTGGTGGAAGCGGTAGAAGTCCTACAAACACGCATTAGAAATGTGGCAACAGTAGGTCAATCCTTGTTATATGATCAAGTTTTAAACTGCGACATATACCCAATAATCCCAATCCCGAATATTTGGACTAACACTCCATATCCCAAATCAGATGTAACAAAAGTCAAGGACTCCCAACGTCTTATAAATAAACTATTTTCCTTGACATTAAGCCATGCGCAATCTTCCGCAGGATTAAAACTATTAGTCCCGGAAGGTAGTGTAGACGATGTGGGCGAACTGGAAAGGAATTGGGCAAACCCAAATGCGGTTATTGAATATAACCCAGAATTTGGCGAACCACATTTTCCAGCTCCACAACCGTTGGCTGCTGAATTTTATCACCTAATCGATAGGGTGGAACATTATATAGATTTAAACTTTGGTATCCCAGAGCTTATGCAAGGATTCAGAGAATCTGCGCCTGACACTGTACGTGGGACGGCAATGCTATCTGAAATGGGCGAAAGCAGGGGCAAGTCCAAACTGAGGGATATTGAAGGAAGTTTAACCCGATTAGGAAAGTGTATATACGCTATGGCTAAGGGGCATTATAACTTCAAAAAGACTTTTAGAATCGTGCAACCTAATAATGATTTGACCGAATTTACGGTTAATAATAGATTGTATGATGACAAAACTAACGAACTGATGTCTATTGAAAATGATATTGCAATAGGACAACATGACGTTCGGATTATATCTGGTTCAACGCTACCATCTAATAAGGTGGCTGAGTACAATATGTATTTAGAAGCATATAAGTTGAACTTGGTAGATGATGTCGAGGTTTTAAAGAAAACTGAAATCTTTGACAAAGAAGGCGTTTTACAACGCAAGGGCATGATGGCGCAAATGCAATCATATATACAGCAACTTGAAGGTCAATTAAAAGACATCACCGGTGATTTACAAACGGCAGAACGCGAAAGTGTTCACGCTAAGAAGCAAGTCATCGCTGAAAAATTCAAGACCAATCTTAACGAGGTTGTCACAGAGGCCAAATATAAGGAACGTGTCAATCTTAATAAGATGGAAAGCGTGATTGATAAAGCTGATTTTCGTGCCAAGGAAGCAAGTAAGGCGCAAAGCAAAAAGGGAGCCTCGAAATAGAGGCGTTAATGGTATTTAAAACGGTTAAGCCCTATCGGAATATCGAAAGGTAGAGTCCGCAATGAATAGGGAGATTGGAAATGGAATGGAAGACCAAAGACAAGAAGATACTGGCGCACCCAGTTACGAAGACAATTTAGCAGAAGGTAATCCGAATGATCGGGTTCAATTGGCTAATGTTGATGAATTTGCATCAGATGTTGAATCGGATGAAGTGACACCGGCGACACAAGCGCCAAGTGTGATTACTGATGAAGGAAACGAAGGTGGTGTAGATTATGGAACGGATTGGGAAGCTGAGGCTAAAAAGTTTCAATCAATGTATGATAAGACGAAATCAGACTATGATACATTGAATTCAGATAGCGAATCTTTAGAACAAATGCGCGAATTGAAAAGCGTATTGGAACAAAGACCGGATATTGTGGAAGCTATTAGAAATAAACTTGAAGGTAAGGCAGAAGCCAGTGGCAAGAGTGATTCCGGTCAATTAGACGAATCATCTTTTGACCCTTGGGAAGCTTATTACAAGCCTGAGAGTGAATCGTATAAGATGCGATTATCTCAGGAAAAGGCTCTTGTGAACGAAGCCATTGGAGGACATATGGCAGATTTACAAGGGCAGGTTGCTATGCAAAATCTTAGGAATGAGTTAAAGTCTAAGTATAACATGGAAAGCGATGAAGAAATTGGTAAATTCATTGAATTTGCTACGAACCCACGGGATGAACTCCCCATCGATTTGTTAATTGATGTCTATAATAAACATTATGGAAAAGGTTCAGAAACGCCTTCATCAGAAAACATGGAAGCTACAAGACAAGCTCAAGCTATGCCAAGGCCAGCGGGCATATTACAAGGTGGGGAACCGCCACGTAAGAATGAACAAGACGCTGCTTGGGATAGGATTCTAAATGCAAGCAACAGTGGACGAATCCCATAAAAATAATAATGGAGGCTATATAAATGGCTATTACACAAGGGACTAAACTCTCTAGTAACATTACGGCCGCAACCACCACTGGTGGTATCGGTCAGGCTCCCGATCTTCGTAGGTTATACGATTTTTCAGACAAGGTTGCAGAACTAGCACCTGAAGAATCTCCATTTTTTGTCTATTTGTCAAAAGTGGCTAAAGTCCCTACGGATGATTCTTTGTTTAGGTTTTTAGAAAACCGATCAAAGATTGATTGGACGAGTCGAAACTTTGCAATATCAGCAAGTTCCCCATCTATCGGAACAATTGCCGCAAACACTAACTATACCTTTTGGGTTGACGACAGTAGTTCTTCGGTAGATTGGTTGGTAAAGGGAATGGTATTTACCGTTTCAACGGTAGATAGTAATGCTGGGTATTCGCAAGCATTGGTACGTGTTAACGACGGCCCTGTAGATCAAGGTGCTTATACTTCTTTTCAAGGAAGAGTAATTGACCTTTCGAATGACGGTATAAGTGGTTATAACGTAGTTGCGGAAGATGATGGATGTCAGGTTATCGGAACAGCATTTGGCGAAGGCTCGGGTTCACCCGATGCATGGTCAGGCGAAATTGAAGATGATTTTGGCTATACGCAGATTTTCAAAACTGCTGCTGAAATGTCAAACACTGCTATAGCTACACGGTATCGTGGTTATGCAAACGAATGGGAACGCATTTGGGCGTTGAAACTTCGTGAACATAAAGTTGATATAGAAAGAGCAATGCTCTTTGGTCAACGAGCAAGATCTGGCGGAGTTCAATACACCGAAGGTTTGGTTGGGCATATTGTTAAAAATTCTGCTCCTGTAACAGGGACTTCGGATTTTACTTACACATCTGGTTCGCCTTACTATCGAAGTGTTTCTCAGGATAATCTAACATACGACAGATTGCTTTCTGACTTTGAAGTATTGTATGACCCAGCACGTGGTGCTAGTGCCGATAAATTAGTTTTGGCTAGTTTACCGGTAATCACATTCTTTAACAAATTAGGCGATGGTGCGTTTATGGATGCATCATTAAGCTATTCCAATAGCGTCAATCAATACAACTTTGATAAACGTGATGGTCAATTTGGTCATAAAATTATGACTATTGAGACTATTCACGGCGCTATGCATTTAGTTAAAGAACCTCTTTTCCGTGGTATTTCAAGCGGTATGATGCTTTTTGCCGATATGGGCAAACTTTCATATCGTCCTCTGGTTGGCAATGGGCTAAACAGAGATACCCATGTAATCACAAACGTTCAAAGCGCCGACGAAGATTTGCGCAAAGATATGATCTTGACCGAAGCCGGTCTTGAGATCTCATTGCCCGAATCACACGCACTTTACAACGTTGAAGGCTTATAAGGAGGTACGCAATGAGAGCTGATTATTTAAACGATAATAGTGGAAAAAGCAACTTTGATGCTAAAGTAATCAATGTTTCTGCTGACTTAACGCTTAGCGCTGACCAGAGTGGGAGCTTTATATCTATGGACTCGAATGGAGTAGATATTACACTTCCATCTGCGGAACCGGGTTTGAACTATGTAATTGTTCAGAATGCCGATTACGCAACAGCAGTTTGTACAGTGGTTCAGGCCGCTGCGACAGAAGACTTCTATGGTCACGTTTTTAGCGCTGAACATGAAACTGCCGGAACTGACGGAGACACCGGTGCTTCTGGCGATACTAAGATAACATTTTCATCTACCTCTAAGAGGGGTGATCGTGTTGAATTGGTATCTGACGGTAGTGTTTGGTATGTTAAGGCTTATGCTGTTAATTACGCAGGAATTACTTTCGATGCTTAATAATCCGAATAAATAAGGATTAATACTTAGAACGGTATGGGGTTAGGTTAAAAAAGCTTAACCCCGAATGTTCAAAAATTTAAAGGAAAAATATGGCAAACTATAATACTACAACAAAAGTTATAATTAATGAAGTAAATGCTGCTTCTGATTCTACAAGCGGTTCTTACGCTAAAGAATTAAATGATTATTTGGAAACGGTAGACAATACAAAGACTATTAGGTCTATTCATAGTATACAAATGCGTGATGGTAGAATTATGACTACCGTTGTTCATGATTCTTAATGAATTGCCAGCATTGCAAAAAAGATAATAATGGTGGTTGGTTTTACTGTAAAGCATGCGGTAAGAGGGCGCACCCACCTAAATTTACTACTAATTCATGGATGCGGTCTGAGATAGCTGCCCAAAGTAAAATGGAATTTTCCGTACAAAGCATGGATGATTCGGTTAAAAAGATGGAAGGTGGTGCAATGAGTAGCAAATTGAGATCAATGGGAATTAAGCCCTTATAATGATAAAGCGGAGGAATAAATAATGCCACGAGGAAAAGGAACTTACGGGAAAAAGGTTGGAAGACCTAAGAAGAAAAAAGCCAAAGCTAAGAAAAAGAAGAAGTAATTAAATGGCTACATTTTCAACGCAAATACAAGATATTGTTGGTACATTTTCAGATGAAACCGCAATGGATAGTTGGTTAGCTGATGGGGCAAAAGAAGTTACCAACGCTATGCCTAAAAGTGCTATGTGGGGATTGGCATCTAATACGGCTATAACACCGGGTACGCCACAGACTATTAACACAGATAAGATACTTGGGGTTACAAGGAGTGATGGGGCGATAGATCAACCTTGTCGTGAAATACCCTTTATACTTAAGGGAAGGGC